TTTTTTATGTAGGGGGCTTCGCGAAGGGGACTTCGTCCCCCTCCAACCCCCTCCCCTATCCCCTACGACCCCCCATTTTCCGAACAAAAAAACACCCAACCACCTTTAAGGCATTCTGTGTGTATTATGTGTGTTTTTTGTGTGTATTCTGCTACTACATATATAATATTTCTGATATGGAAATAACATTATTATATATTTTGTCTTTAATATATTTTATTATAAAATTGAAATCTATATTTTAAAATTAAAATTAGTATCTATTATCATGGAACGCAAAATTTCCCTAAACGTGGCTTCATATATATCCAAATTCAAGGAAGATATTAAGATGAAAATGTTTCAGTTACAATTATTAGACGAAACTACCCTACACGATGAGAAATTGTTAAACGATAAAATAGAAGAAAAACTAGACCAAACTGATTCTTTAAATCAAAATATGTGTTATATCCTTTTACAATATATATATGATTATGATAATTTTGAAATTACTAAAGACTTATTAGAGAAAAAAAACAGAAAAATTAAACAAATTAATTATAATAACCGATGCTGTGCATTAAAAATGGATGGAAATAGATGCAGTAGGAGTAAACGTGACAACAGCGATTATTGTGGAACTCATAATAAAATTAATATACAACATACACAAGCTATACAAACGCCACAATCACAGATACAGGAAGCGTTGCCCCAGTGCGACACGTCAGCCGTAGATAATGATAAAATAGAATTAAAAATGATTGAAGTTGAAGGAATCGTACATTATATTGATTCAGAAAACAATATATACAGGATGGAAGACATATTATCAAAAAATACAAATCCTGCAAAAATAGGACGCATAGACTAGACTAATCTTTACCCTTTACACCTTTGTCCAAAGGTGTAAAAAAAAGTAATTATTTTTAGTATTTCAATTATTGTTATACAATATAAAAAATTGAAATTAAACTATATATTGTTATTTACCTCATTATAAACCATTCATAGTAAGTTGCTTATATCAAACGTGTTGATTGAAAAATGCAAGGACAAGGATCACATATACGGAGGAACATCATCGGTCGAGACTCTCCTTTAAGAAGAGTTTTGAGAAGAAATCATGACGAAGAAACGATGCAAAGACACATGCCAAGACCCGGACCCAGACAAATCTCTTACGAAGACAAAGAAAATTTCGTAGATATAGAATCAGATATTTCGGATACAGAAAGTAGTCTAGGACTAGTCATTGACACTATTATTGGAGATGATGGCTATGAATACAATGTTCATATTGCTTTAGCACGGATTTAGTTATTGAATAATTATTGTTGTCACATTAAATAACAAATAGTTAACCAGATTTTTTATTCAAAAAATTTATTCAATCAATATTTTCTCGTTGTATATTACATATGATATCAATACAATCGTCCGTAATATTTATGAAAAAATATTGATGTAGTGTTATTCTATTTGTTTTATTTATATTATTTTTATTTCAATATAAAGAAAACATATACTATAATATATAAATCATAATGTGTGATACAAATAATACAAGATACATTGGTTGTGTTAAATGGTTCAATAAAAAGGCGGGATATGGATTTGTGACTATTGTTGGTTCAGAAAAAAATAATATTGACATATTCGTCCATCATAGTTCTATTGATGTTCATATTGAACAATATAAATATCTAGTGCAAGGAGAATATATTGAATTTGATTTGACTAAGACATCAGACGAAAAATATGAATATTTCGCATCTAACATTACTGGTATAAACGGCGGAAAACTAATGTGTGAAACACGTTATGAAAATCAACAGCAATCAACTAATCCTCATCGACAACACAACTATAAGAATATACATAGAGCCACTCGTCGTAGAGAAAAACATCCTATAGAAAATAGGAGTAGAATGTAGACATTGAAATAATATTAAACCCTTTTGTCTTTATATTACAAAATATAATGTTTTTTATTTTTTATTTTTTTTCTTAACTTCAATCATGCATATTAGATATTGAACGATGGCATACGAAAGCACAAGTATAAAATATAGCATATATAATATATTTTTTTTTTATTTTTTACACCTTTGGACATTTAAACGCCGACTTTAGGTGTTTTTTGCTCTTATCACCCTACTTTAAGATATAATACTATATTTATATAGTAGATATAAAGATATTATTTATAAAAAAATTGAATTGCTTTTTATAAATATTGCTTTTTATAAATAAAATACTTATCATAATACAATAAACTTCGGCGTTTTAAATGTTAAAAGGTGTAAAGACAAAAAAAGTAAAAAAACAAACAATTCTAATTGTTGAAGATGATGTTAAATCATTTATAAAACAATACTCAATCCAAAAACGAAGAAGAATTTTATATAAAATAATTTATTGAAAACAAATTGAAAATGCTATAAAAAATGTAATATAAAAAAAGGTGCAAATATGTATGCGTTCGAATATTTAAAACTTAATTTAAATAAATATGTTAGAATAAAAGATGTTCAAGAATATTGTAATAAAAGAACAAAAGAAGAAACCGGTCATCCATTAGGAGACCCACCAAGAGCTTTTGAAAATTTAAGAAAAGATAAATTTTCATTAGAGTCATTCATCAGGAATGGATATCAATTGTTCATTAGGAAGAATTAGCAATAAATCCGCAAAATATTCCAATAATAAAAAAAGCATTGATATTAGTTCTTATAGATTAACTACGGTTTGTGGTGAAAAAAAATGTGGAACGCCAACAGAAATAATTCAAGAAATTAATAAACGAATAAATTTTGACTATTATTCATTTATAGTAAGAGATGAAACAGATAAAGAAAATATTAGTTATGATTGGTTATTGATACCAAGTAATTACTTAATTTTAGACCCTTCTTCATATGCTTGGGAACCTACAATTGGAAAAAGAGGAAAAAAAAAAGATGCACAAGTTGGATGGAATACAAATGAAATTAATGGGTGTAAAATGTCAATCACATTTAGTATGTCATCTCAATTATGGATACATATTGAAATGACAGAAGAAATAAAAAACTTTATTGTAGCATCTGCTGTCGTAGAAAATAAACCAAAATACAATTATATTGATTTACTTGATAAATTAACTAATATTTAATTATTGTCAATATCATCTAATCTTTCATTTGCTGTATTAATATAATCGCCATTAATTTCAAAACCAATAAAATTAACGTTATTTTTTTTTGCTGAAACACACTCAGAACCTGAACCAACAAAAGGAACTACTAATAATGTATTAGAATTTTTATTTAAAGATGCTTTTATTAAAGTATCACATAAATTTAATGGTTTTTGGGTTGGATGATCAACGCGTTCTTTTTTTCCTGCTCCACCTGCTAATGCTGGAATTTTTATAACATCTCTTGGCAATGCTCCTCCTTCGTGAGCAGTATATGTTGTTTCTTTATCACCATTACTAAATCTACCTAATGTTGGTTTTCTAACTTTTCCTGCAGCATTTTTTAGAAATGTTTCTGTATAAGGTTCTCTAACGTCATCACGATTAAATATTGGTTTTTCTTTATAACAACATAAGATGCTTTCATGTGTTCTTTGCCAAAAATTTAGTGATGGGGTTACTTTATTAGTATAATGCCATACTAACCATCTCACATTACAAGTTATACGTGTTCTTATAAAAGCAAGAATTTCACTAAATCCGTATATATATAAAGTTCCTTGTGGTTTAAGTATTCTTAAACATTCAGCAATCCAATTATCACACCATAATAAATAATCATCCATCTTTTGTTTATCACTATCATTTCCAAAATCCTTTCCAATATTATATGGAGGGTCACAAATTATAATATCTACACTTTCACTTTTAATCTTTTTCATTCCAATAACACAATCTTCATTATATATTTTATTTATTTCTAAATCTCGTTGTGTTATAACTTCATTCTTAATTTCTTCTTCATCATCTTCATCTTCAATTATTAGTTCAATCTTTTTTTTTTCAACAGGTTTATTTTCAAGTAAAGCAATTAATTCTTCTTTATTTTTTGATTTACATTTTTTAATTCCATTTTCTTCGCACTTCAATAAAATTTCAGTTTTTGATAATTTGGTTAAATCCATTTTAATATTACAGACTATATTATTCTTATCAGTCATATAATCTAATTCTTCTCAACTAATTTTATTCGTTTAGAATAACCAAACTAGTTTGGTTTCTTCTCCGCTGTAGCGGAGAATAACTTTGTCAAAGACAAAGTTTCAATTTTTCTATTATCAAATAAAAAACTCATTAAGGGGGACGAAACCAAACGTAGTTTTGTTTTTATTTTTTATTTTTATTTTTTATTTTTGTATTTTTGTATTTTTGTATTTTTTTATTTTTTATTTTTATTTTTGTATTTTTGTATCTTTGTATTTTTGTATTTTTTTATTTTTGTTTTGTATTTTTGTATTTTTTTTATTTTTTATTTTTGTTTTGTATTTTTTTATTTTTTTATTTTTGTTTTGTATTTTTTTATTTTTTTATTTTTGTATTTTTGTATTTTTTATTTTTATTTTTGTATTTTTTTATTTTTTATTTTTGTTTTTTTATTTTTTATTTTTGTTTTGTATTTTTTTTATTTTTATTTTTTATTTTTATTTTTTTATTTTTATTTTTGTATTTTGTATTTTTTTATTTTTATTTTTTTATTTTATATATGTTTGACGAATTATATATTAATAATCTAAAAATCATTAATCAAAAATTAAATATCACTGATGATTACAAAAACATAATATTTGTTTATACTCAACAAAAAGTGGGTTCTACTTCGCTTGTTTCTTCGCTTCGATTATTTGCACTAGAAAGTTATATCATTATACACGCACATGATGACAAATGCATCAAGATTTTTACAAATGTTGAAAATATCACTATGAAAGATTTAATTGTTTATAATAATTCTATTGGAAAAAATGTTTTTGTTATTGATATTTATAGAGAACCAATAGAACATAAGATATCTGCTTATTTTGAAAATATCGCATATTTTCATTTTAACAATAATGAGAATAATTTAAACTCTTATCCTATTCAAAAAATTATACATAGATTTAATTGTATATTTCCTTACATAGTTGAAAAAGATTATTTTTTTGAATTATTTGACATTCCAGTTCATCCTGATTTTGACCATGAAAAAAAGTATATGATTATTATACATAATAATATTACATATATAAAACTTATCAAAAGTTTTAGTCATTTGTGGGGTGATATATTAACTCATATATTTCATCATAAAATTTGTGTTATTCAAGATTATAAAACTGATAAAAAAATAATATCTGATCTATATTCAAAATTTAAATATAATTATAAAATTCCAATTAATTTTTTAGAAAATATTAAATCAAATAAATATTTTAAATATTATTTTAATGAAAAAGAACAGGAAAATTATATTAAATTATGGAGCAGTAAAGTTGATAAACCATTTAATCATTTTACACGGAATGAATATGAATTGTATAATAGAATATCGATTGAAAATTGTCGTTATTTCATAAATAATAATCATTATTTCGATCAAGGATGTATATGTAAAACATGTTTCAAGAAAAGATATTCTATTAGAAATAAAATATTTAAAGGTGAGTTAATACAACCTTCTATATTACATGATGAAAACATAAAAAAAAATGTTGCATCTAACATTCGTAAAAAAATTACATTAATTAAAAAAATAAATAAATTTAATAATCAAATTAGAAATAATAAAAATAAAACTTTTTTAAGAATTATGAGATAAATATATCCTAAACCGAAACAAACTAATTAAGTTTATAATGCCTATGTTGCTTGTGAGATTATTAACGAACGATTTTTGACAAGATTAGACAAGTAAAAATACCTTATGATAGGTAATTAAGTAATTATAAGTATGTATTCGTTATTTTATTTTTAATATTTTGAGATTGTAATATATACATCATAAATTCATTGGCAATAGCAATATTATTAAAATAAGTTCTATACTTAAAAACACTGATGCTTGATTTTTCATTAAATTTAAATGAATACCACCAATAAGCAGGAATAAATAAATAATTTTCAGGATATAATGTCACTTCTAAAAATTTAACTTTGTTATACTCGTCTTTAAATTCGTTTTGAATATTCCAAACATTCATTAATGATCTGAATTCAAAATTATCATAATCTTTGTAAGTGTACAGATATTTTTTATTTTTAGGGATAGTTAATTTAACCTTAACTGATCCTTCGGTTAATAGAAAAAAATTTCTATAATTGATCTCATACCTTAAAGGAGTAATTGAATTCTTTGTTCCAAGTATAATATCGTAAAAACAATTTGAAATAAAATATGGTCTTAAAAATTTATCATTATAATACATATTTTTAATGATTCCTGATTCATTTAGAAAATCATTATTGTTTTCAGATATATATATGTTATCGTCAGATACCTTTTCAAATAAATTATGTGTAATAGATAATTTTAATGGAATATAAATATCTTCATATTTATTGATGTCTATATTTTTAGTATTTGTATTTTTCGTATCTTTTACGTCATTTTTCCCTTTGAGGAATAAATTATTTGAATTATTATAAAGTGTATTCATATCTCTTATTTTTATATCGAATGAAGGATAATTTTTATAAATATAGTTAAATGTTGTGGTGTTTTTTAAAATCATATTATCATAACTAAATAATATTGGTTGTCTTAAATCACATATTTCTTCCATTTTATCTTTCGATGCATGTTCAATTTCAAAAATTTCATATTCGTCACTTACTTTAAGATGAAAATATATGTGTATATATAAAAACAAAACTACACAAAATATTATAATATCAATAAACACGTTTATCATACATAAATTAATTAATAAATTATAAATACATAAACGAAAAAACGTTCAATTACTCATAATTATTTAATTTGTTTATTTATTTTATTACATTCATGAATTACACCAACCAAAAAGAAAAATGAGACAAATTTCTAAATGGTTTAATAGGTGTTGAAGGGATTATTAGTTCCTTCCAATATCAATAGTAAGGAGTTTCGCCTTATGATAGTCCAACTGAACCCAGTGAAACTGGTGAAGGACGAAATGAGTAGCAATGTGTTACAAGATATATTTGTTTTCTCAACTCACTTGTAACTGAAGGCGCTTTGGTAGGGCTTGGGCTCGGATACTACTCACAGCATCACAGCATGTGGAGCTCGTACTCTCCCAGAAATCGCCGTAAAGGGAAGTATTCACATATCAATATTACTTTATTATATTAAGTAAGTTGTTTTGTCTCATTTTTCTTTTTGGTCGGTGTAATATTATATCATTGTGTATTTTTTTACCTATTTATATAGCAAGTGATTACGTAATCTAATATATATTGTTTATCTATCGTCTGCATTTTCATATATATTTCATTTGGTTTTTGTGTATCAATAGATGAAAAACTCATTTTTAGTGTGCGTGTAATTAAATCAATATTTTTTAAATTATTAAAAATAAATGTATCTATTTCACAAGAAATATCATTGTTAATAATAGTTGTTGGATAATAATTAAAATTTTCATTTGTGTGTAATACATGTTTATATGTTAAACTTATATTGTTGCCGTCGTTCATGATTATTTGTTTAGATTGCGTTTCAAATTCAATTGATTCTTCATTAAATGTGCATACTATTTTAGATTTATTAGCTATTTCACAATCCAATACATATGATTCATGAGTAATATCACCTAATTTACTAGAAAGCATATTAAATTCAATATCATAATTCGTTTTCATGTTCACAATATCTAAATTTATTTGGATCGTATTGTTATAATCTACATTAAAAGGGATAGAAAAATTATGTATTAAATTATTATTTCTTGTTAAAGAAATATCTATTTTTTCGCTTTGATTATTATCAATGCAAAATTCAAGATCATACATATTCTGATATTTTTTACAAATATTTATAAACATACATAAAGCCCATTTTTGAATACTCAATTCTTCAAAATTCAAAGTATTTTCATAATATTCAAACGACAATTTATTCAAGTCAATAAATGTTTTTATATATGTTGAGTTTTTAAATATTACTAATTTGTCTTGTGTATATCTCAAATATACATTTTCGTCTAAATCATCATATGTGTCTGCACATAAAAAATTTAGTATATCATAAAATTTATGTGAATTAAAAGCAGCAATTATAAATCTCATAAATAAATATTATATTATAAAATGTGTATTTTTTTATATTATATTTTAGAAGTTTTCAAATTATTTGAAATATTACCCATAATTTGAAAGTATGAGGCACAGATGCGCAAAAACATTACTAGCGGAGTTTATGATGCTGATGGGAAGCAGGGCGGCGCACTATTTAGAATAAATACATCTATCTAAAAAATTGAAACCAAACTATGTTTGGTTATTCTCAACGAATAAAATTCGTTGAGAAGAAACTTTGTCTTTGACAAAGTTATTCTCCGCTACAGCGGAGAAGAATTGCCTTTGTGAATAAAATAGGACCCTCTTGCTAAACCTGAAATGAACAATATTAATATAATTTTACCACACAATATATTTATTCAAATGATAAATGAACAAAAACAAAAAGAAGAAAACATTGATATATGGAAAGATAGTCCATATAAAGATTTGGTAAAATTACAATCAAATAATGTTGGGAAAGTAGGTGAAACATTTATACAAAATATTTGTGTCATCTGTCAAATTGAATCACAAGTTGATGGTTCTAAAACAAAAAAAAAAGGTGGGGGGATAGGTGATGGTTTAATTATGAATAAGAGCGTTGAAATAAAAACTTCTCACAGAGGTTCATCTAGTCCAACTTTTCAACACGAGTTAGGAGAAACACCCTGGAAATCAGAGTATATGATATTTATTGATATAGCACCAATGTGCATATATTTAACTATATTCAAAAATTTTGATGAAGAATTTTATAAAAGTTGTGCAAAATGTCACCCATACTTTTCAACAAAAAGTATCACTTGGAGGAAAGGAAGTGGTACATTCAAATTAGATACAACATTAAAAATAAATGAAGAAAATATTCAAAAAGGACATACTTTTAGAATTGATAGCAATATCGATATTAATGAACTAAAAATATTTATATTATTTAAGATTGAATAAGGAATAAATTTGCGAACTTCTTAAATTATATGCTGAATTTGTTGATAAAAATGCTATTTTATCCCATTCAATATTTAACATTTTAGTTATCATTTTTTTTTTATCGTATGTAAATAAGATTCCATAACCCTTTCTTCCCGGTAAATCTTCAAAATTCATATAACATTTCATATTTTCTTTTCCAAAACAAGTTGAAGGTATATATATATCACATTTTCCAATCATATTTTTATTTCGAGTTGATGATATAGTTCCCCCATCTGACATAGAGTAAATTTTCATTTTATCATTAGTGTAATCTATAATGTTATACAAATTATTATTATGATTTTTAGACCATATTTGAAATACAGTATTGATTTTAATACGATTTCCACAAGGTTCATAAAAATCGCTTAATAATTTTGTTGAATGAATTAAATTATAACCTTTAACCCTTTTACGTGGAACCCCCTTTCCATCACTTTCAAACAGCTGTGGTAATATAAAACACACATAATTTGCGAAATTAAGCGAATGATTAATGAATTTTAATGCAGTATGTCCTCTTAATCCAAATGGTGGATTTCCGAAAACGACATAATTATTGTTTTCACTAGGATACCAATTTAAATAATCAGCATTTATTATTGATGGATGTCGTGGTTCTATATCTAATGCTATAGTATCAGATGGTAAAACTTGTAAAAAACGACCATCTCCTGCGGAAGGTTCGATATATTTAAAATCAGTTGGTCTTTCTCCGTACGTCTCAATCACATCTGTAAATATTTGAAAACACTTTTCAGCTGTTTCTATTGGCGTAAAAAATTGGTCTTTTTCTTTTGTCGAATAATTAGAATAATTAATTTGTATGTTTGATAATTTCAATATATCAAATTCATAATTCTTTGGAATATCATTTAATTCAATCCAACGTGATATAGTTCCCTTCGTCACATTTAAATTTTTCGCAACTTCATTAACTGAATATTTAGTAAATAAATTGTGTAATATTTCTAATAGATTATGATTTTGCATTATATGTGTATTTTATCCGCAGTATGCGGAAAATATTCAAACATAGTTTGGTTTCAATTTTTTATTATCCAATAAAAAACTTCGTAGCAAAAGTCATAGGTATCTCTAACCTTAGCCTTTTATTTTATTTGTAAATTATTTAACAAAATAATTATTTATATTTTGACTATCATTAAATTTTATTTTATATTTGACCTTTTGTTTGAGGAATTTTTGATGAATGTTCTTTTATCAAATGAACTTTATTGTTGTCTAGATTCCAATTAACATTTTTATTTTTTATTTTATTTTGTTTTTTTGGTCTAATATCTAATGTTTGTATTTGTTCTTGTGTGTCTTGTATGTCTTGAATTTGTATTCGAATAGTTTCTTGTTCTCCTTCCAAATATTGATTTGATTTTTTTATTTGAATCTCTTGTAGTTGATTGAATTTTTCTGAATTTCTTTTTTTAATATATTCTTCAAAATGATTTTGATTAATTTTTTCTTCATTTTCATATAAATTAAAATTAATTTCATTTGGTTTATTTTTATGTGTATATGAATCAAATTCATCTTGTTTCTGTTTGTATAATTGATTAAATTCGTTTCTGCGTGATTTTTTAAAATCATCAATGGTGATTAATTCTTGATTAATGATATCTAAATTTTCATCTTGATTGTTTATATAGATATTTTTGTAAGTAATGATTTCATTTATATTGGGAATAATATTTTTCAGTGAAATTATAACATAATCAAGAAATTTTTCATTAATTTGTAATAAATTCTTTTCTATTATCAAGTTATTTGTAATTTTATTATTTGTGATATATTTATTACAAAATAATTTAACATTACAATAAAAAATTATTTTAATTTTCGTTAATAAATCTTGTTTTGTATTATCCAAATATAATGTCTCGACCAATAAATTCCATAAGAATGTAATATTTTGATGTGTCATAAAAGTATTATTCATTGTATCTAAATATAAAGTATATATTATTTTGTGTTTTTGTTTTTTCGTTAATTTTATAATTAAATTTAACAAATATATTACAATTCCTTATTGAAATATCTATTTCTAAATTGTTCAATATATTCATCTCTCAATATATTTTGTGGGTTTTTAAAATCTTCAAACTTCATATTATTTTCTAACATATTAATTATAAAATATAAAGAATAAACCCCACATTCGGTGCCTCCGTATTGATGTTCTAATGGATAATTATCGTGAAATTTAAATTGAATATTTATTTTTTTTGAATGTTTGCAAATTCTTTTTACAAAAATCAATATTTCATTCGGTGGTCTATTTCCTGCGCTGTCAAAGAAATAAATGTCTTGAGTTTTAATATCAATAAATAATGATATCCAATGTATTCCATGTCCGTAATGTTTGTCTGTGTTGAATATTATTCCAATTTTATTTATTTTTTTTATAATATAAGTTTTAATATTAAAATTACAAAGTTCATTCCAAACACAATTATTATCCAATAATATTTTATCAAAATCAATAGGTGAAGGTCCAATAAATTTAAAATCAGCGTGTTTTTTTTCGTATAATTTCATGACATATAATATGTCCAAACTTGACAACCATTCATTTGGATTTGTTTTCCATGAATCAGGTGATTTGGGATAAAAATTTTCCATTAATTCATTTTTCATTTTTCCTTTAATTTTAAGTTTATCAATCCAACATGATTCACGATTGCAAATATTGATATAATAATTTTTCAATGTATTCCATATAATTTTAGTATTTTTAGATTTTATTTTTTGATCTTTATGTCTAAGATTCCATATTTTTTTAAAATATAATATTTGTTTATCGTTGTAACAACTATTATTAATATTGTTTGTTTTATTGTGTTTATATGATGCAGATAATGGACTGCAATTTAGTCTGTAAAATTTCCTTGTTTTGTTTGATTGTATGTGTGTTAATTTTTTGTTTTTTTCATTATGTGTTTTGTTTTTCATGAAAATAGTATATATATTATATATCTTTTATTTGTTGTCTAGTATGATTGTTAAATAAGCAATATCCAATTTTATTACTATTAGGGTTTGGTGAGAAATTAGAAAAATAATAATTATTAAATAAATCGCTTTTAAAATAATAATCTTTATCATTCATAAATTCTTTATATTTTTGTTCATTAAATGTGCTATATTTATAATTATTCAAAGTGTATAAATCACTTTTAGTCGATGGAATGTAATATGTTTTTTCGCAATTTTGAATTGCATATATTTGATTTCTTAATTGTGTTTCAGTATTAATATTCTGAGCAAAACCACTATAAGGTGGTGTTCTATTTCCTGGAAAAAAAATATTTTCTAGATGAAAAGTTTTATATATATGTGCGTTTTCTTTTTCGTTTTTTTTATTACAATTTTCAATAATGGGCATATATGTGTATTTGCTTGTTTTTGGTCTGAAATCACACATTAATTGAATATTTTCGGAAGGTATATTTCTATTAAATAGTTCTTTATTAATTTGGTTTTGTGTATTTGTTGATTTTTCTTTTATCATAATAGTATATATGTATATAAAAAATGATATACTTATATTTTATTTATTAACAACATTATCATGGACTTTTTATATATTAGGTTTTTTAGGTATATATTTATTAAATAAATCTTACTTGGTATATTTTAATACAATTGTAAAATTGTACGTGGCTTTAATATTACTAGTAAAATTTAATCCTTTTATAAAAATAAAAATAAGAAAACATGATAGAACAATTGCGTTTAGTTCAGGTGCTATGTTATTAACGAGTTCAATATTAACATAAAAATAAACGTCACATATGGATATAGTCATAGTCTTGCGCGTTAGGTATATAGTTTTGCTGTTTGGAGTCTATTCACATCTTTGGTTACGGCATGAACCTTCAGTAATGCTGTGAGTAGTATCCGAACCCTACCAAAGCGCCTCCACATTATGCACATCATTACTGCCTGCTGAGGCTTCTGTGATTTCTGGTGCACGTAACATACCTCTCGTGAACCCTGCCTGTATGGGGTGACGGCGATTTCTGTTCTCATACTTTTACGCAATTGTGTCAGTGAGATGGCGGTGCGAATAAGCTCTATCTGCGATATTTTTTTTTGTTTTTTTATGAGAATTAATTTGTAATTTATCATTTGTTTTCTCAAGTTTTTTAGAAAAAGTTGTGTTTTTTAGATTTGTTTTCGTAACATCTATCGTGTTTTTTGTATTTGTTGTATAATTAGGATAATTTGTATTTGTTGTATCATAAGGTACATTTGTATTTGTTGGATTGATGAAATTTTTTAAATGAATAAAAATTCTCTTAAATTCTTCTATGTCTTTTTTTGTATGATTAATTTTTCTATAAGAAAATTTATATCTATATGATGTCATCATTCTAGTTAATATTTTTCTAATAAAGTTTTTCATTATTATTTCATCCAATAATTGTTTTTGTTCTTCTTTTTGAATTTTATTATAAAGTAATTTATTAAAATCTATTATATTTGAATTAATGAATCTACTTATAATAATATTATAAGTTAAATCATGTTGATATGGATATAATTTAACATAAGTTAAATTTTTATTCAACATATCTTTATGATATAAATCATCAAAAAATATCAATTTTGCATTTATGGACATGCCTGTAATGTTTATAAAATCAATATATTTCTTATTATAACTAGTTCTTTTGGGTTCAACTATCTTGTCACCAATTTTATAGGATTTAATAACTCTATCAAAAAGTTTAAAATTTATTTTATATTGTAAATAATTAACGACATAATTAATCCATTGATTATCACCTTGATTATTTGTATATATAAAAACCAAAAAATTGTTTGTTTTTATTTTATATTCTTTGATATAATTCAAAACATATAATATTTTATATCTTAAAAATTCTGGATATAGATCTAAACATTTATTAAATAAACTTTGGTTAATTATATTTTGTTTTTTTATTGTTGTCAACATATTTGTTAATGAATACCAAAATATACTAAATTGACTAAAATAACCTAATGTTTCATCTAAATCAAATATTATGCCTTTTTTCATATTAATATTATATTATTTATTAATAATTTAATCTATTCTTTTTATAAATAATATGAACGACAAATACAAGAATATAAATAATTTAACACAAAAAAAAAGAAAAAATACAAAAAAAAATGAAAAAGTAAAAAAAGTAAAAAATCCAAAAAAATCTGTTAAAGTGAAGGTTGATGGAAAAAGGTCTTCGAATGGGAACTCACTAACATACCAAGATAATATTAAATTACTAAAATATTACTATCCTAGAAGCAAAAAAGTATATACTAAAAAAAAATTAGAAAAAAAAATTAACTCATTATTAATAAAAAAATTTTGTGGTTGTATCAAAAGCATGGCATCCAAAAATAATGAAAACAATGATGAGAATAAATATATAAGGATATGCACAAATTCTATTTTTACAAGGAAAAATATTAAAAGGGGAAATTTTAAATGTAGAAATAAACCTTTTTTGGTTCTTCGTCATGTTTGACATGTTAGATATATATATATATTCCTAACTCGTGTTAAATCAATTACTTTCTATATAATGTAATAAGTCAATCAACATTAATTCTTTTTTCGTTAATTTTTGAAAAATGACACATTCATTAAATTTAAATGTATAATGTCTGTGCATAAAATTTTTACATAAAATGAATATCCCTTTGTCAGATTTAAAAATTTTACATAATATGCCAAAATAGTTCTTTTCACTAATATTATTCTCATTTAATAAAAACCATCTAATATATGAACCTATCTTTAAATCTTCTATTCGTTTAATTAACTTATAACCTTTCACCTTTTCATAAATAATGCATTTTTCGTCATCATTTATTTCTGATGTATTTAAGAAATCAATTATTGTATTTTCACATTCTTTCAACATCAATAAATATTCGCATTCGAAGTCCGAATCAATTAAAAAATTATTGCTATAACCATCACTATTATCCATAATTTTATAATATAATTATATTTAATAAAAAATCTCCTTCCCAACCATAATACGCATCATGCGGAAAGCGAAGTCACACGTGCTCCTCATGCAGGACACGAGACTCGACGACAGCGTGCAGGCCGCGATGCGAAACAACCTGATCCGGAACTTTCCATTCGCCCACCGGTGCCGGTGGAACGTGGCGGAGGCGAACCATATGGAGGGACGGCTGTTCTCTGTTATGTTAGAGAATATTTGGATATGTTTTTTCATCATAGTATTCTTTTTCGTTAAAGGACGTTTTTTCGATAGATGAACTATTTACATTTATATCATTATATAATGAGTGTAAATCATTATACATTTTTTTATTTTTGAACCAATTATGTCTTAACACCTTTCCGATAGGTGTATTCAATATATTTGGAATAAAAATAGTGAATGCATCTTTATTTTCAAATACATATTTACTTATATAATATTGATCGTAAGGCCATTGATTGTGATATTTTTTATTTATATTTAATTCTAAAATTAATTTGTTATACATTTGTTTTATAAAACAATTATTTTTAATTATGAATGAACCGCTGTTTATAAATGTGTTCTTTTTTATATATGGGTCACGTGAGAAGCATCCATTTTTATTATCATTATTTATTAAATTTGTAATAACATCTCTTAACCAATAGCCGTTATTTATCCATGCATCGCTGTCTAAAAAAACTAATATATCAAATTCTGTATTTTGTAAAAATTCATTTACTATGTATATTTTTTTTGTTGCAGGATGAATATTGCCATATTTATTATTATCTAATTCTATAAATATATACGTGTATTCTAAAATATTACAAAAAGCAGTATTTATTTTCTGTGTTTGTAATAAATAATCTAATGTGGGTCTATTATCAGTTTGTAAAACATATACTTTCACCATAATATAAATGAATATATTATATTTCAATAAATATAGCATCATGAAACTTTCTCAAAGACAAAGTTATTCTCTGTAGGGGGCTACGCGAAGGGGACTTCGTCCCCCTCCAACCCCCTTCCCTATCCCCTACGACCCCCCTTTCCCTTGAAGAACGCAGAATACACGCAGAATACACGCAGAATACACAGAGAATGCCTTAAAGGTGGTTGGGTTTTTTTTGTTCCGGTGACTTTCGCCTGTTTTATGCATTTTTTAGAAAACTTCCTACCAACTTCCACTAAATGGAGTTGCAAATGCACCTCCTTCATTAGCTGCCATTACTTCAAATTGTGTTTCTGAATTATTAATTGTATTTTGTGTATTTTTGTCTGTCATATTTACATTTTGTGTTCCTGGTGTATTTGCGTTTATTAAAGGTGTATCGTCGTTCCTATACATATTATCATAATTAGGATATGATTGAATGGGTGGTAAAGAAGAAATAGAACTTGTATTACTAATATTATTCGATATTTGATTACTTGTAATTATGGATCTATTTTGATTTTGATCGATAGGTTTAGAGACTTTAATGTTGATTTGTTTATCTTCATTTTTTGTTTTTCCGTCAATATAATTAATTAATCTTTCATATAATAATGATATTTTTAATCCTAATTTTGATTTAATACTAAATAGTATTATAAACGTTATTATAACGATATTTAGAACATTTAATTCATTATATTTACTCCCACTATAAGTTGGTATATATGTTATAATTCGATGAATTAATATTATAGATATAAACATAATTATATTTTGAAACAATATTTCAAAAATTATTTCAATATTTCCTTTTGTTTCGTCAACATCAGGAATTATTTTATTCATGACTTTATTAAATATAATTACAGGAATGATTGCTAATGTTGAATATTGAATGATATTCATGAATTCATCTTTTGATTCTTCGTCAAAATTAAAAACGTGACTAACAAATCCGCTATTTTTTCCCTTTTTGGTTAAATCGTCTAAATTTTCCATTATTAATATATATATGTAAATAAACAAAATATAAATATAAATGTTGTGAAATATATATTTTTTTATTAACATGTTTTCACCTTTGCACATCGTTTTTGTGCGTTTTTTGTGCGTTTTTTGTGCGTTTTTTGTGCGTTTTTTTATTTAAATATTAATATAATATAATTAATATGAGTCGTAGTTTACAACCATCATTACGAAAAAAAAATATATTATCTAAGCAATATGATAAACAATCACAAGCAGACACAAATTCCATGTATGGTAGAACTAACAAACAAGTAAGAACTTTTTCTCAATATGGGCAAAGTAAAAATAGTAAATCTGAAAATCTTCAAAATAATCAGAATAATTCAGTAAAATTAACTATCGCCCAAGCAATTACTTTAATAACTATTCGTTTAGGAAAAATAGAGAAATATTTGTATAAATTAAATTACGATTTGAATGCAGATGGTGTTAGTATGTCTTCTTCAAATGTAAATTATATTGATAATACATTATCTAATAATGAAATCTTCCAAAATATAATGAATAAATTAGAGAATTTTGAGAAGATAGAATTAATGCAAGTAAAAAGAGAATTAGAATGTGTGAAAAACGAAAATAATAGAATAAAACAAATTGCTGTTTCTAATAGTAAAGAATATAATAATACAAAAAACGTTTTAACAAACATTCAAAAAGATACAAGAAAAATCACCGATATATTTGATGTTAATGATAAAATTAATTCATCATTAAATAATTTGAATGATGAATTGTATATTAATAAACAATTATTATCAGAAATTCAAAATGAAAATAATATTATAAAATCTATTTTACAAAATAATAATTTATATGATTTTGAGAATCACACATTAAATAATACAACTAATACAAATGATATAATTGATGATAATTTTTTGAAAAATAATGATATAGTTGGAAATGTAAATATTAAGAATGATATAGTTGTATCTGATAATATTAAGAATGATATTGTTGTGCCTGATAATATTAAGGATGATATAGTAAATGATAATATAGAAAATGATACAACAAGAGATGAAATAGTTCAAAATGATATGATAGAAGATAATATTGCTGTGCCTGATAATTTGTCTCCTAGCGACCCCCCTTTACCTCTGTAGGGGCTAGCCCCCCTACGACCCCCCATTCCCTGAAGCCTTATCTTTAAGGCATTCTCTGTGTATTCTGCGTGTATTCTGCGTGTATTCTGCGTTTTTTGCCTTAAAGGGTGGTTGTGTGTTTTTAAGGGGAAGGGTGTTTCATTGTTCTTTTTACCTTCATTTCCTTTAAGGCATTCTCTGTGTATTCTGCGTGTTTTCTGCGTGTATTCTGTGTTTTTTGCCTTAAAGGGTGGTTGGGTGTTTTTAAGGGGAAGGGTGTTTCATTGTTCTTTTTCACCTTCATTTCCTTTAAGGCATTCTCTGTGTATTCTGCGTGTTTTCTGCGTGTTTTCTGCGTTTGTTTGCCTTAAAGGTGGTTAGTGTTTTTAAGGGGAAGGAAAAGAGTAAGGGTTTTCTTTTCATTTTTTATGTAGGAGCTACGCCCCCTACAGCCTTAAAGGTGGTTAGTGTTTTTACACCTTTTTACATTTCTTCTCCGCAGTATGCGGAGAATAACCAAACATAGTTTGGTTTCTTCTCAACAAACTTTGTTTGTTGAGAATAACTTTGTCTTTGACAAAGTTTCAAACGCCGATTTTTTATTCAAAAAATAAATTATGTTATTATATGTTTCAAAATTAATGTACATTTAGTAATATTAACTAATTTTAGTTAATATTAGTTAAAATTGATTTTAAATATAATATTATATTATAATAACGAAAAATGGTGAAATATAGTTGTGAAAAATGCGGAAAAGAATTTACCCAAAAGGGACATTATACTAAACATACTACCAAAAAAAATCCTTGTGTGTTTGAAAGCAAAATTGAAAAAATGATTGAGAAGGTTGTTACTGAAAAGATTATTAAATTAAATGGTGACGCTAAAATTAATGATGATAGTGCTAAAATTGATGATAGTGCTAAAATTGATGATAGTGCTAAAATTGATGAGGTTAATACTAAAATTAATGATGATGACACTACAATTCAATCATTAACTCCATATAAAATTTCAACAGCAGATTACACAATTATTAATTCATGTTGTATAAAAGGTTTGACCGATATGAAAAATGAAAATAAAAAAATTCATTTAACAATTACTTCTCCACCATATTATAATGTTAAAGATTATGTAACTTATACAGATTATAAGGAATATCTAAATACTCTAAAAAATGTTTTTACTCTAATATATGAAATAACTGAAGATGGTAGAATGTGCTGTGTAAATTTGAGTAATATATTAATTCAAAGAGAAAATCGTAATAGTGAAAGTAGTAGAATACCTTTAGCATTTCATTTTGTTCCTTTAATGGAAGAAATCGGTTGGAAATTTATTGAAGATATTATTTGGGTAAAACCTGAAGGTGCTGCTAAAAATAGAAATGGTGGATTTTTCCAACATAGACAACCTGTCGCATATAAACCAAATATTATTAATGAATACATTTTTATATTTCAAAAACCATCAAAATTCTTAATAGATAAAATAGTTAGAGAGTATGACGCAATAACATCATTAAACAGTAAAGTTGATGATGGATATGAAAGAACTAATGTATGGAAAATAAATCCAGAAACGAAATCTAAACATCCAGCTCCATATCCAGAATTATTGGTTGATAACATAATAAAATATTATTCATTCTGTGGAGATTTAATCTTAGATCCATTTGTTGGTTCAGGAACAACTTTGATATCTGCGTTTAAGTTAAATAGAAAAAGTATAGGATTTGAAATACATAAAGATTATATAAATATATTTGAAAATAGAATTAAAACAATAATGAAACAAACTACTAAACAAACTATAATATCAATAAATAAAAATGATTATAATAATTTACACCCTTGAAGATTTAAAATAGTACCTTTTATGTTTTAGAAAAAATAAAGATAACTTTATAATGTAAAGTAAGTATAGTTTAATAGTGTCTAATACTTCCATTTAGGATGTTTCTAATTGCTTCTATAAAGAAACGGAGATGTTAAAACTATTTACTTGTTTCAAA